CCGTCTGCCAGTCTTTGTGTACCTGCTGTATTGGTTGCTGTAGGGACATATGTGTTTATATCCTCTTGATCTGAAAATCTTATAAACATATCATCTTGTGTGGATGCATCTCCGATAGTTGTTTCTGTTCCAAAAAATACCAAGTGACGATCCGGTGTTGATACAATCATGTGTCTTGATGCAGTGGGTGCACCAGATATAATTGTTGCTCTTGTAGTTTCTGCGTTTGTTGCAGCAGAGTTCCATTCAAAAACAGCATTGTCATGAATTAAACAAATCGCTTTGTCACCAAAATTATCTAATGACCACATACCCGGTTCAAGAATTAAATCTCCTGATGCAGCTTCACCCCATGCAATATAATCAGATGAGTTGGTTACTGTTGCACCATCAGAGTGTGCTGACCTTGTAGAGTTTCTAACAGCTCTTGTTATACCTGTTAATGTGTTTCCTGTAACACCTGTGTATGAAATTTCTTCATTACCAACTTGAATAAAATTTGTACCTGAACTTGGAAATTGAGAAGCATCAGTTAACACAATAGAGGTTCCGGATCCACCTGTTCCAGCAGTATCGTCTAACAGCGCTCCATTTAAAGTAGTAGTATCGGCTCCAACATCTTCACCGCCCCAAGATCCTAATCCCCAACCAAAACCCTTTGCTTGAACTGCTGGACCCACTGTAAAATATTTTTGTATTCTAATTCCTCCAGATGTGGTTGCACCAGAACCTGTTTCATTAGAAGGCATAGTGATAGTTATAGTCGTGGTTGATGGCACTGTTACCACCATAAATTTTTTATCATCAAAATCAGATGCACCAAAGTTTGAATTAGTAATTGTTGAAAAATTGTCCATTAATAATATGTCACCAATAGCTAAATTATGCGCACCAGAAAATGTTATTGTTACAGTTGGTGATCCGTTGGTCGTGGTGAATGCATTTGAAAGTGTGGTTGTTGTTTCAATAGGATGTATATCGTAAAATATACCTCCAGAAAAAGCATACAATATTCTATTGGTTCCTATAATTGCATATTTTCTACCAAGACTATTTACAAAATGATGAAGCCCTCGTCCTGCCCCTGTCAATTCATCTGTTCCTAATTGTTTCCAACCACCTATTTTTTCAGGTGTGCCATATCTAAACCTAACATTATCACAGTCTATCCACTGCCCCTCGGCTCCTGTGGGTGTTATTTGTTTATTAATTCCTGGTTGAAATCCTATCTTTTGTAGCATATAACAGCTTATATATTAGTTTTTTACAGAATGAAAGTATCAATATAGTGGACCATTTAGAAGCAATTGTTGAAATTAAAAACATAATTAACCCTGAATTTATTAAAAAAATAATACCTTTAATAAAATTAAAATCTAAAACTCATCTCAAAGTTAATTCAGGAGTAAATAGAGACATTAGAAATGTAAAAGGATATCATATGACTCTTGATACTCCTACAAACGTCTTTTACTGGAATTATATAAAACAAGAAATAGAAAGATTGTATAGTTATTATAAAATAAAATTTCCTAAAATGGCAAGTTATAAAATAAATCAAATAGATTTATTAAAATATTCACCAGGTGGTAAATACGAAATACATACCGATCATTACACAAACAGTCCTAGACATTTAAGTATTATTATGAATTTAAATAATGACTATGAGGGTGGTGATTTAATATTTACAGATCAAAAAGAAAAAGAAGTGAAGAGATTAAAATTAGGTAAAGGTTCAATTGTTTTTTTTCCAAGTAATTTTCTATATCCACATAGTATTAAACCAATTACGAAAGGAACTAGGTATAGCATAGTCTCATGGCTGCAGTAAATTATAAGTTAATAAAAAATTTTTTTTCAAAAGAAGAGTTAAATATTTATCAAAAATATTGCTATAATAAGATAGATGAAAATAAAGATTTTAAAATAGATAGACAATCATTTTCACCTGCTTGGTATAATGATTCTTTAATGAATGCCTTATTAGATACAAAACTATCCATTGCTGAAAAAGAATCTAATCTAAAATTATATCCAACTTATGCTTATTGGAGATATTATGTATTTGGTGGAACATTAAAAAAACACATAGACAGACCAGCGTGTGAAATAAGTATAACTAGTTGTATAAAAAAATATGACAACTGGCCTATTATAATAGAGGGAACATCTTTTGAATTAGAAGAAGGTGACGCAGTTTTATATGCAGGTTGTGATCAAAAACATTGGCGTCCTGGAATATATAAAGGTGAAGGTATGGCTCAAGTTTTTTTACATTATGTAAATCAAAACGGACCTAATAAACAACACGCATATGATGCTATTGATAATTCTAAATAATGATAACTCTAATAGATAAAAACAATAAATTAAACGAAACTAGAAATACTTTAAACGTTACTTATCTTAGAAATGTAAATATAATATTTGGCCATTATCCTTACCCTGATATTGTACATAATTTTATTGTAGATATAAAAAACAATTTAGATCCAAATATGGATAATTATACAAATGTAAAAGGAGGAATGACGGATTGGAGATATTTTTTAGATAAGCCTCAGTTTAATGAATTTATAGTTCATGTAATAAATAAACATCAAATAATCAATTCAAATTTATTTGAATATTTTTTAGAAAAAAATATTATTGAAAATGCTTGGGGTAATGAAATAAAACCTGGGGATAGTTTAAATTATCATAGTCATCCTTGTTTTCATGGTGTATTATATTTAACAAAAGGATGCGATTTAATACTACCTGAACTCAATTTAAAAATAACTCCAGAACCAGGAGATTATTATATCTTTCCTCCTGAAATAGAGCATGGTTTTGATACGTATGAAGGAGAAAAAAATAGATATAGTTTAATATTTAACATAATGCAAAATAATAATAAATTTGCATTTCAAAAAAGAATAAAAAAATTATAATAGGAGGTATGAATTAAGATGAAAGAAAAAACTGTAAATATCACTAATTTTATTGGTGTATATGATAACTATATTACAGAGGATGAATGTAATAAAGCTATTAAATTGTATGAAGATCAAAATAAATTTAACAATACAGTTAATAGAATAGGTTTTGAAAAAGCATCTATATTACAAAAACAAGACCAACAATTTTTTGCGGCACCTTTTAATTTAGATGTTTGGTGGGAATCTTTAAAATCCATGATGGTAAATTTTGATTTAGCATGGAATCATTACGTTCAAAATGTGGGAGCTAAAGATGCTTATGGAGTACCTTTTTATTTTACAGATTTAAAAATACAAAAAACTTTACCTACAGAAGGATATCATGTTTGGCACATAGAACACGGGCACGCTTTTGATACAAGCAAAAGAGCATTTGTTTTTTCTATATATTTAAATGATGTTGAGGAAGGTGGAGAAACAGAATTTTTACATTTTTCAAAAAGAGTAAAACCTAAAACAGGTAGGGTAGTTATTTGGCCAGCTGCTTTTCCTTATTTACACAGAGGCAATCCACCTTTATCAGGTGAGAAATATATTTTAACTTCTTGGATGATGTTAAGATGATAAATACTTATAACTTATTTGCTGTCCGTGTATCTCATGGAAAACTACCTATTCCAATCGATATCTATAAAAAAGTATTAAAATTTGTAGAAGAGAATTACAAGACAAAAGATTATATTTCTTGTGTAAATGGATTTCAATATCATGAAAATTTTGAAGGTAAAGAGGATTTAAATCAATTTATAAACAATTATTTAAACAATGTTCATTATGTCAAGATTTATAAGGGTTGGTTAAACGTATTAGAAAACAACTCTTACAATAAACCTCACTATCATACAGGAGATGTTATTAAATATGCAGGTGTTCTTTATCTATCTCCTACAAATAATAATATTATTTTTTCAAAAGGTAGTGAAGTTTTTGAAATAAGACCTCAATTATTTGATTATTTAATATTTCCTTTTGACTTGCTCCACTATGTTTTACCTGAAAAAAGAAAAGAAAAAAGAATCTGTTACGCTTTTAATTTAACCGCTGTTGATTAAGATGAGTATGATGTAGGTCTTGGACCTTTTTCAGACTCGTCTCTTTCGTCTGCATCCCAATCAGCTTGTAATTGAGTTAAGTGAGCTGAGTCCCATCTAGTGATAAAATCTTGAAAATCACCTAAGTCAGCATCTTCCCAAGTACAATGTGGTGTTCCATCTCTGTGTTCCACGGTATCGCTAGGTGCAAACGTCCCATATTGAATAGCCCATATATTAGAATATTTTTCTTGATTCCAAAAAGCATCATCATCTTCAATTGTATATGGACCAG